AACTGTAGAAAGAAAAGGACTTACTCTCGATGGTAACAACAATACTGTCAAGCAGGTTAGGAAACTGACACCAAGAGTCAAAGGCACAGGTACAGTAAACATTTCTGTTGGTAGTTCGCTGTCGCCTAATGGTACATATACTTTCAATGCTGCACAAAGTTTTGACCCTAACTCACAAAACAAAGTAGATTGCAGAGTGTCAGGTAAGTTTATTGCAGTAAGGTTTCAACATACTAGCAATAGTGAGTTTGAACTCAATGGATATGATTTAGAGTATGAAGTCTTAGGAGAAAGATAATGGCAGAAGCACCAAAGTATTCACCTAACCCTGTACCAAGCGACCCTGAAGATTTACCAAGATATATCTTCGAGGAGTTTCTCAAACTACAAGGTGCGCTTGAAGAGAACCCTACAACATTTATTGAGGTAAAAAATGCAACACCTGCAAGAAAAAAACAAGGCGATATTGTTTATGCTGATGGCACAAACTTTGACCCCGGTAGCGGTGAGGGCATCTACTTTGTAAACGCAGCGGGGAACTACACAAAATTATGATATATGTATCAGGTATACCATCGAGATTTATAGATGATGTTTGGCAAGATTGCCAAAAATATGTAGAAATGGGCATCAACAAAGCTCAAGAAGAAATGCAACTATGGATAGTCTTTGAAAATCAAGAAAAGAAAATAATAAAAGCAGTTGTTACGACACAAATTATCAACTATCCACAAAAAAAGGTATGCCGTATCGTTACATTAGGTGGCCAAGGCATGGATGAATGGGTAGAGCAAGTGCTTGAGATACTTGAAGAATGGTCAATAGAGAATGACTGCGAAGCTATGGAGACAGTCTGTAGAAAAGGATTCGTAAAAAAACTGAAAAACTTTGGATATGAGCAAACATATACCATTGTAGGAAAAGAACTCACAACAATACATTAGGAGATAATTATGAGTAAAGGTGGCGGTGGAACAACCCAAACTATACAAAAGGCAGACCCTTTTATAGGGCAACAACCATACCTGATAAGGCAATATTCAGAGGCAGAAAGATTACTAGATCAACCTAGACAATTTTTCCCTGATCGGTTGACAGCACCTGTAACTGCAACAACACAACAAGCTGAAGAATTAGCAAGACAAACTGCATTAGGCACACAATCAGACATATTAAATCAATTATCTCCCGCACTTGGTTTTCAACTAGGTGGCACTCAATCTGTATTGTCTGACCCGTTTCTAGCAAGAACTGTAGAAGCAGCTACAAGGCCACTTCTTACAGGCGCAGAGAGCCTTTTAACACAAGCAAGAAGGGGTGCAAACCAACAAGGAGGTCTTGGTGGTACAAGACAAGGTATTTTAGAGTCAGAGATCATCAAAGACTATCTGACAAAAGCTGGGGATGTGACTGCTAATATTTACAGTAGCGCTTATCAAGATGCAGCGAAAAGACAACTTGCAGCATCTCAGATGATTCCTAGCACACTAGGGGCTTTTCAGACACCAGCAGCTACATTAGGCAGACTAGGAGCAGCTGAACAAGCGAGAGCGCAACAAGCTATCGATGAGGCTCGTGCAAGATTTGAGTTCGCTCAACAAGAGCCTAGACAAAGACTGCAAGACTATACCCAAATCGTATCAGGCACTATATTACCGGGTACACAAACAACTAACCAAACAGCTGGTTCACCATCATTTGGGCAACGTGCGATAGGAGCAGGTCTATTGGGAGCTGGGACTTATGGCGCTTTAGGAAGCGGTGCATTAGGGTCAAGTTTTGCTGCGGGTACAGGTGGATCATTAGCTGCATCTCAAGGAGCAGGTGCTTTAGCAGGCTTTAACCCATATATAGCTGGTAGTTTAGCAGTATTGAGTTTATTAAGTTAAGGAGATAAGTATGTATATAGGATCATTTGATTTCGGACAAATGTTGAATCAACCTGGTATGCCACAAAACCAAGTGTTTGGGCAACCAGTTCAAGGAGGAGATGCGTTAGGCAACTTTATGGGTGATTTACCAGCAGT